TGGACTAGTGGGCTATTCGCCGATTGCAATGGCTAAGAATGCTATAGGTATGGCAATTGCTTGTGAGGAATATGGAGCTAAATTCTTTGCTAACGGAGCTGCTCCAGGAGGGGTACTTGAGCATCCAGGTACCATTAAAGACCCTCAAAAAGTACGGGATAGTTGGAATGCAGCCTATCAGGGAAGCAGTAACTCTCATCGTGTAGCGGTGCTTGAAGAAGGAATGAAGTATCAGCCTATTGGTATCTCACCAGAACAAGCTCAGTTCTTAGAAACAAGAAAATTTCAGATTAATGAAATCGCTCGAATTTTCCGCGTACCTCCACATATGGTAGGAGACTTGGAAAAATCGAGCTTTTCTAATATTGAGCAACAGTCACTGGAGTTTGTGAAATACACATTAGATCCTTGGGTGATTCGTTGGGAGCAGACCATCAGCCGAGCACTTTTAAGGCCAGATGAAAAGAAACTTTATTTTGCCAAGTTCAATGTAGATGGACTGCTTCGAGGTGATTATGTTTCTCGAATGAATGGGTATGCAACCGCGAGACAGAACGGCTGGATGAGTGCCAATGATATTAGGGAGCTTGAGAACCTTGATCGAATCCCACCAGAGCTTGGAGGAGATTTATATCTAATCAATGGCAATATGACCAAACTTGAAGATGCGGGTATTTTCGCAAATAAAGAAGGATTGGAGGGAAAACCTGAATGAAGAAATTTTGGAATTGGGTTCGCGACACAGATACACAGACACGAACCCTCTATCTAAACGGTGCAATTGCCGAGGAGAGTTGGTTTGAGGATGATGTTACCCCAGCTGCTTTTAGAGAAGAGCTAATGAGTGGTGAAGGAGACATAGTAGTTTGGATTAACTCTCCTGGTGGTGATTGTATTGCAGCATCTCAGATATACAACATGCTAATGGATTATAAAGGAAACGTCACTGTAAAGATTGACGGTATTGCTGCATCAGCTGCTTCTGTCATCGCTATGGCAGGGACGGAAGTCTTAATGTCTCCTACCTCACTGATGATGATCCATAATCCCTTTACCATAGCTATTGGCGATAGTGAGGAGATGCAAAAAGCAATCCAAATGCTTGATGAAGTGAAAGAGAGCATCATCAATGCATATGAGCTTAAAACCGGCTTATCTAGAACAAGGTTGTCGCACCTGATGGATGCTGAAACTTGGCTAAACGCCAATAAGGCAGTTGAGCTTGGTTTTGCAGATGACATTATGTTCAAACCAGGAGAGAGTTCACTACAAGACAGCTTTGTATTCAGCAGAAGAGCAGTGACCAATTCACTAATGAATAAACTTCAAAAACCAGTTGTAAAACAGTCAGTAGAGCCGCTTTATGAGCGGCTTAATTTATTGAAATATTAGGAGGAATAAAAATGAGTAAAATTCTTGAACTGCGTGAAAAACGCGCAAAAGCATGGGAAGCAGCAAAGGCATTTCTTGATTCAAAGCGTGGTAGTGATGGGCTTGTATCCGCAGAAGATGCAGCAACCTATGACAAAATGGAAGAAGACATTATTAATCTCGGTAAGGAAATAGCAAGATTGGAACGTCAAGAGGCTCTTGAAGCAGAGCTTAATAAGCCAGTAAATATGCCTCTTACTGGAAAGCCAGCTGTTCCAGGGATGGATACAAAGACCGGAAGAGCCAGTGATGAATATAGGAAAGCATTCTGGAACGTAATGCGTAGCAAAAACCCTCGTCATGATGTGTTAAACGCCTTATCTGTAGGCACTGATTCTGAGGGAGGATACCTTGTTCCTGATGAATTTGAGCGCACCTTGGTTCAAACTCTTGAGGAAGAGAATGTATTCCGTAAACTTGCAAAGATTATTCAAACTTCAAGTGGTGATCGTAAAATCCCGGTTGTGGTGACCAAAGGCACAGCTGCTTGGCTTGACGAAGGTGAGGAGTTTGATGAGAGTGATTCTGTATTCGGTCAGACATCTATTGGTGCTTACAAGCTGGGTACAATGATTAAAGTTTCTGATGAACTTCTCAATGACAGTGTATTTGATCTGGAGAATTATATCTCCACTGAATTTGCCCGTAGAATCGGTGCTAAGGAAGAAGAAGCTTTTTTAGTTGGAGACGGAGATGGAAAACCTACTGGTATTTTCAACGCGACAGGCGGAGCACAGCTTGGAGTGACAGCAGGGTCTGCAACTGCTATTACTGCAGATGAGATTATCGATCTTGTTTACTCATTAAAAGCGCCATATAGAAAGAACGCGGTATTCCTGATGAATGATGCAACAGTAAAGGCAATCCGTAAGCTGAAAGACGGTCAAGGTCAATATCTGTGGCAGCCTTCTTTAACAGCAGGTACTCCAGATACTTTATTAAATCGTCCGGTTTATACTTCAGCTTATGCTCCTACTATTGAAGCTGGAGCTAAAACTATTGCCTTCGGTGATTTCGGATATTATTGGATTGCCGATAGACAGGGACGTTCTTTCAAACGTTTAAACGAGCTTTTTGCAACCACAGGGCAGGTTGGTTTCCTTGCGAGCCAGCGTGTAGATGGAAAGCTTATCTTACCTGAAGCCATCAAAGTTCTTCAGCAGAAGGCTTAATGGGAGGTGTAAATGATGAGCTATAACGCAAAGAACTACACCGAACAAGGCGGGGAAAAGACAGTTATAGGTGGAGAGCTTGTAATTGAAGAGGGAGCCAAAGTAACTGGGCTCCCTGTTCTTGATAATCAACCAGCAAGTACTGCGGAAACTGTAGAAGCTTTGGTGACAGACTTTAATGCCTTACTAAGTAAGCTTAAAGCCGCAGGAATCATGACTGCGGATACGCCTTAAAAAAAGGATGGTGACGGTTATGACTCTATTTGAAAAAGTAAAAGCTAACTTAATTCTCGAGCATGAACGCGATGATGAGCTTCTTCAAATGTATATCAACACCGCTATCGCTTATGCCGAGAGTTATCAGCATCTACCAGAAGGACATTATTCTGAAAATGAAATGCCACCAACTACAGAGCAAGCCGTCATCATGTTATCATCTCACTTCTATGAAAGTCGAGATGGCAGTACTGGCGGCTTTTTTGCTGATAACGTGCAGGCAGGCCAACAAGTTTGGAACACTGTAAATTTACTGCTTAGACTTGACCGAGATTGGAAGGTGTAGAGTATGAGTTTTGGTAAGATGAACACCTTTATTGATATCATATCCGTTGAAACAACGAGAGACAGTGAAGGTTTCGGTAAATCTAAGGATATCATCCTTGCTTCTGTTCGTGCTTATAAAGAAGAACGTCATGGTAATGAAAAATGGGCCAATCGAGCAGTATTTTCTGAAGCGACTGCTCTGTTTTGCTTTCGTAAGATACCTGATGTTGAGGTGTCTACCAATACGGTGATTGTGTGTAGTGATGGTCGTTATGAGATTACAAATGTTGAAGATGTAAAAGGCAGAGGCATGTATATTGAAGTTTTGGCAAAAAAGGTGGTGGGGTCAAGTGGCTAAAGTACAAGTTAAAATGCCTGAGGAGTTCCTTCTAAAACTATCAAGACTGGGAGAAAAGACGGATGAAATTATTCCAAAAGTACTTGAGTCAGGCGGAGAAATTGTTTTAGAAAAGGTAATGTCAAATTTGAAAGCTGTAGTTGGTAGTGGAACAAAAGAGAAAAGTCGGTCTACTGGTGAGCTTGTCAATTCCCTGGGACTGTCTCCGGCAAAAGTAGATAGGAATGGAAATTTTAACGTGAAGGTGGGTTTCAAGGAGCCACGAAGAAATGGCGAAAGTAATGCCAAGATAGCCAATATTATTGAATATGGAAAATCAGGTCAGCCACCAAAACCATTTTTAAAGCCTGCAAGAAGTGCGTCAAGAAAAGCATGTATTGACGCTATGAAGAAAAGGTTTGAGCAGGAGGTAGAAAACTTATGAGTATATTAAATGAACTCAAATTCATTGCAGATATGTGCAATATTCCAGTAGAGACAGGACGGTTTTCTGGTGTTCCTCCTGATATTTATATTGTAATTACACCACTTATTGATTTATTCGAAGTTCATGCTGATAATGCACCAGGATATGAAGTACAGGAAGCTAGACTTTCCTTATTTGTAAAAGGAAATTATACAACTATAAAAAACACTATTGTCCGCACTCTTTTGGGTGCGGATTTTACTATAACGGACCGTCGGTACATTGGACATGAGGATGATACCGATTATCACCATTATGCCATAGATGTGGCTAAATCATATGAATTTCAATTGGAAATGGAGGAATAAGAAATGGCTACGATAGGTCTTGATAGGCTTTATTATGCAAAAATCACTGAAGACATAAACGGTGATGAAACCTATGAAACACCGAAACCGCTGGCAAAAGCAATCAGTGCAGAACTTTCCGTTGAGCTTGCTGAGGCAACTCTTTATGCAGATGATGGTGCTGCTGAGATTGTAAAAGAATTTAAAAGCGGTACCCTTACACTCGGTATTGATGATATAGGTGTAGCAGCTGCCGGAGATTTAACAGGAGCTACCATTGATGACAATCATGTGCTCATCTCAACCAGTGAGGATGGTGGAGCTCCAGTTGCGATTGGCTTCAGAGCACAAAAAGCAAACGGTAAATACCGATACTTTTGGCTGTATCGTGTGAAGTTTGGAATTCCTGCAACAAACTTAGCGACAAAAGGCGATAGTATCACTTTTTCAACCCCAACTATCGAAGGAACAGTGCTTCGAAGAAATAAGCTAGATGGTCAAGGTAAGCATCCATGGAAGGCGGAAGTTAACGAGGGTGATGAAGGGGTAACTTCAACGGTTATTAATAGCTGGTTCAACGAAGTGTATGAGCCCACATTCGCAGCTTCTAGTGGAATTGGAGAGTAAGGGGGAATTGAAATGGATAAAGAACGAAGTGCAATGATTAATATTGGCGGGCAGGAGTATGAACTTATTCTTACTACTAAAGCCACGAAAGAAATTGCGGGTAGATATGGTGGCCTTGAAAATTTGGGTGAAAAATTGATGAAGTCTGAGAACTTCGAAATGGCACTGGATGAAATAGTCTGGCTGATAACTTTAATGGCCAATCAGAGCCTGCTCATTCATAACCTGCGAAATCCAGATAACAAAAAGCCGCTTCTTACTCAAGAAGAAGTTGAGCTTCTTACTTCTCCTTTGGAACTAGCGACATATAAGAGTGCTCTAACAGAAGCTATGTTCAAGGGAACAAAAAGGAATATTGAGTCTGAAGATGACTCAAAAAACGTGCAAACCGGGTAAATGAGAATGAACTCTTTACCCGGCTTTTATATTACGGAACTGTTCATTTAAATCGCACTGAAGAGGAAACATGGCTTACACCTATTGGCTTGCTTATGGATTTATGGGAGTGTCATAAGCAGTTCCTTGGGATGTCAAAACCGAAGCGGGAACTTTATATCGATGACATTATTCCTTATGGGATTTGATTTTTCAACGAAAGGAGGAGGTAATCTTGGCAGATAATTTCGGTTTAAAAATCGGAGTGGAAGGCGAAAAGGAATTTAAAAATGCACTTCGTGATATTAACCAGGCATTTAAAGTCTTAGGTAGTGAGATGGCTCTAATCAGCTCCCAGTTTGATAAAAATGATAAGTCCATCCAAGCCTTAACAGCGCGTAATGAAATATTAGAAAAAACGATCGATGCACAAAAAGAAAAGATAGAGACACTACGATCTGCACTAGATAATGCCTCCACTTCTTTCGGAGAAAATGATCGTAGAACTCAAAATTGGCAGATTCAATTAAATAAAGCTTTGGCTGAGCTCAATGGCATGGAACGAGAACTTGAAAATAACAATAAGAGTTTGCGTGATCATTCCGATGCTACAGATGAAAGTGCTGACAACATGGAAGATGCTGCTGATGCAGCCGATGAACTTGCTGATAATGTTGATGATGTTGGCAATGAAATGGATGATGCCACTAAGAAAACCTCTGTTTTGGGAGATGTACTTAAAGCAAATCTGCTATCAGATGCCATAATCGGTGGAGTAAAAGCATTAGGCTCGGCTATTGCGGGAATAGGAAAAGCATTTGTGGGTGCGATGAAGGATGGCGTTGAATACAACGCTCAAATGGAAAGTTATACTGCATCGTTTACTACCATGCTGGGCGATGAGGCAAAAGCACAAAAGTTAGTGAATGATCTGAAAAAGGAAGCAGCGGCTACTCCATTTGGAATGCAAGATCTTGCTCAATCAGCCCAAACTCTTATGAGCTTTGGAATGTCTGCAGAAGAAGCTCAAATAAGAATGAAACAGTTGGGTGATATATCTCAGGGGGATGCCGAAAAATTCAAAAGTTTAACTTTAGCATTTGCACAGATGTCCTCAACCGGTAAGTTAACAGGGCAAGACCTAATGCAAATGATTAATGCAGGCTTTAACCCATTAGAGGAAATTTCACGTAAGACCGGAAAATCCATCGGTGAACTCAAGGAGGAAATGTCAAAAGGGGCAATTTCAGCAGACATGGTTGCGGAGGCATTTGCATCAGCAACATCAGAAGGTGGGCGTTTCTATGGTTCAATGGAAGCACAATCCAAAACTTTTTCTGGGCAAATGGCAACTCTTGAGGATGGAGTTGCTTCGTTAAAGGGGCAGCTTGCTGAAGGGTTAACAACCATGCTTTCTGGAACTGTTCTTCCGATGGTTAATGGTTGGATTGATGAATTATCTCAAGCTTTTGAGAAAGATGGTGTTCAAGGCTTAATTGATGCTTTTGGTGGAATCTTAGAAGAAGCAGTTCAATTTATTTCTGAGCAGTTGCCAATTGTAGTGGATATTGCTTCTCAAATAATTATTTCTCTAGTTCAAGGACTTACCTCTGCATTACCGAAGATAACAGAGGCTGCTGTCATACTATTGATGACACTAGTCAATGGAATCATTGAAACTTTACCGGCACTTGTTACGGCAGGAGTACAAATGATCGGAACTATTGTCAGTGGAATTGCAGAAGCACTGCCACAGTTAATTCCAGCTGCAGTATCAGCAGTGATACAAATTGTGCAGGCACTTTTGGATAACCTACCAATGCTCCTAGAGGCGGCACTTCAGCTTGTACTTGGACTAACTCAGGGGATTTTGGATGCTCTTCCAGTGTTGATTGCAGCATTGCCGGTCATTATTACTGGGATAGTAGATTTTATTATTGGTGCAATACCTCAAATAATTGAAGCGGGTATTCAACTTCTAACATCTTTAATTTCAGCTTTACCAGAAATCATCACAGTAATTGTAGAAGCAATTCCGCAAATTGTCGACGGGTTAATAACAGCGATTTTGGGCTCAATCCCGCAGCTTATTGATGCTGGGGTTCAACTGCTAGTGGCACTGATTCAAAATCTACCACTAATTATTACAACAGTTATTACCGCTATACCAAAGATTGTATCCTCCCTTGTGAATGCTATTATTGGCAGC